TCGACCTCACCGTTGCCAAAGTCATCCACGAGCGGGCCAAGGCCGAGATGGCCCGGCTGGAGCTCAAAAGGCGCGTCGGCGAGCTGATGTTGGCGTCTGAGGTATCTCGGGACGTGGCCACGGCGTTCGCGGCCATCGCGCAGGATTTGCGGGCGATTCCTGACAGGCTCGAGCGGCAGATGGGGCTCGCGCCGGAGGTGGCCGAGGCGCTGGCCGAGCAGATCGACGCCGCGCTGGCGGCATTGGGTGCGAGATTGCGCAATCTCAACGCGGAGGAGCCGCATGCCAGAAAACGCGCATGAGTTCGCCTCGCCGCTCGCTGCCATTGCGGACGCGGCGTCCGCGTTCGACCCGCCGCGCCGGATCGCCATTGCCGAATCAGCGGCCCAGACGCTCATGATCGACCAGCCCGGCGGATATTCCGGCCCGTGGTCGCCTGACGATACGCCGTACATGGTCGAGCCGATGAACCTGCTATCGAGCCGCCGGCATGAGGCCGTGGTGTTCGTTGGCCCAGCGCGCAGCGGGAAAACCATGGCACTGCTCGACGCGTGGGTGTGCTATGCCGTGACGTGCGATCCAGGCGACATGCTCGTCGTGCAGATGACACAAGAAAAGGCGCGCGAATACTCGAAAATCCGCGTCGATCGCATGATCCGCAACTCGCCCGCGCTCGCCCGCATGAAATCACCGAGCGGGCAGGATGACAACACGCACGACAAATTATTTCGCCACGGCATGTGGCTGAAATTGGGCTGGCCGAGCGCATCGCAGCTCGCATCGAGCGATTATCGCTATGTGGCGCTCACCGATTACGATCGCATGCCGGACGACGTGGATGGCGAGGGGAGCGTATTCGCGCTGGGGCTCAAAAGAACCACCACGTTTCTCTCGCGCGGCATGTGCATGGTGGAATCCTCGCCCGGGCGAGAGATTCTCGACCCGAACTGGCGCGGATCCACCGAGCACGACGCCCCGCCGTCTACCGGCATTCTCGCGCTCTACAACCGCGGAGACCGGCGACGCTGGTACTGGACATGCCCAGAGTGCGCAAATCTGTTCGAGGCGGCGCCTGGGCTGTCGTTGTTCAAAACATTGCCGCCAGAAAATGAGCTGCTGGAGCTCGTACGAACGGCAGACCTGGCGGCGCTTGCTGAGGAGCACGCCGTCGTGTGGTGCCCGCACTGCGGCGTGCGGCTGGGGCCGGAGCTCAAACATGCGCTCAATCTGTCCGGCCGCTGGCTGCGCGACGGAGAGCGCAACGGCTCGCCGATCACCTCGCCCGTGGCCTCGTTCTGGTTGGGCGGCGTGGCGGCAGCCTATCAGCCATGGCATAGCCTGATTTTGCGCTACCTGCAGGGTCTGCGCGAGTACGTGATGACGGGTGCCGAGGAAACGCTGCGCGCCACCGTCAACACCGACCAGGCCATGCCTTACTTGCCGCGCGCGATGCAGGAGCAGACGGCGCAAACCCACGCAACCGAGCACCTGCCTCGGTTCGTCGTGCCCGACGAGGCGCGATTTCTCATTGCGGCGGTCGACGTGCAGGGCGGGCGTCATGGCCGGTTCGTGGTGCAGGTGCATGCCGTCGGCCCGCACCTCGAGCAATGGCTGGTCGATCGGTATGAGCTGCGAACAAGCCCCAGGGGCGAACACATCGGGATCGACCCTGGCGGCTATGCCGAGGATTGGGAGGTGCTCACGGATCGCGTGATTGGCTCGACCTACCGCATGAGCGATGGGCGCGAGCTGCGCGTGCATCTCACCGTGGTCGACACCGGCGGCGAGGCGGGCACCACGGCCAACGCCTACACGTGGTATCGGCGCATCCGCCAGACGCACGGCCAGCACGTGATGCTGGTGAAAGGGGAATCATGGAAAGGTGATACGCCGATCCGCCGGGCTAGTGCGCGCGATGCCAATGGACGGGCGATCCGCGACGTTCCGCTGTGGTTGGTGAATACGGATTTTTTCAAGGACATTCTCGCGGCGAACCTGAGGCGCAAAACGTCAGGCCCTGGGTGCATGCACTTCCCCGATTGGCTCGCTCCGTCGTTTTTCGAGGAGCTGCACGCCGAGATGCGCGGGCCGACTGGCAAATGGCGCAAAATCCGCGCGCGCAACGAGGCGCTCGACTGCTGCGTGTATGTGCTGGCCGCGTTTTGGAAATTGGGTGCCAACAAAATCGACTGGGATCGCCCGCCGCATTGGGCAAAACGGCTCGATTCGGGCAACGTGGGCGTGATGTCGGCACAGGAGCGGCGCGAGATACGGCGATCGGCGGCCGAAACGCCCCAGGAACCGCCACCTCCTGCCGTGAAAAAGCCCCGCATGCGCTCGCCGGTGGCATCATCCGACTGGCTGGAGCGGCTGTGAGCGAGTCGCTGCGCAACGACGTGGCCGAGATCCTCATGGGATTGCTCGGCGTCGACGCAGAAACGGCGCATTGGATCGCCAATGGCGTCACCGACGGGCTGCGCGAGCGTTATCCCGGCGGGCGGATCAATGCGTATCTGGCCGAGATGACGCGCGAGGAGCGCCGCCAGCGTGCCATGGCGATCCGCGCCGAGTTCAACGGGCGAAATCTTGCCGAACTGGCGCGCAAATATGGCCTATCGAAGAGCCGTGTACGCCAGATTGCGTGCGCGAGGTCTTCACGCAATCGAACGTGCACTTTTTGATCTATTTTTTCCCATTGCCATTGCATAGCATCCACGGTAACCATACCCGTGGGTGCGTCCATGACGGCGGCTGAACGCCTGCAACTCTACCTCGACGCTGAACGCGCGATTCTCGCCGGACAGATGGTCCAGCTCGGCGACAAACGCCTTACGCGCGCGGATTTGGCCGTCGTGCAGGCCGAGATTGCGCGCCTCGAGCGCCGCGTTCAGGTGGAGGCGATGCGCAGGGCGCGCATCGGCGGCATCGGGTTTTCCGTGGCGAGGCTCGACTGATGCTGGGGCGCGCGATCGACGCGCTGGTGGCGGTGGTTGCCCCGGAATCGGCGCTGAGGCGCAGGGCGGCGCGCAATGCGCTCGCCTACTACGAGGCGGCGAAACCCTCGCGCGTGCGCAAGTTCCGCACCGATCAATCCTCACAGAACATGCAGGTGCGCGCCGGCGCCGTGCCACTGCGCACGCAGGCGCGCCACCTCGAGCAGAACCACGACATCGCCCGCGGGGCACTGCGCACGCTCGTCAATAACCTCGTCGGCCCGTCTGGCATCGGCATCGAGCCGCAGCCGCGCCGGCGCGACGGCAGCATCCACGACGAATATGCGGCCGCACTGCGCGAGGCGTGGCGCGATTGGACGAACAGCCCGGAGGTCACGCAGCGGTTCCATTTCGCTGCCGTGCAGCGGCTCATGGCGAGGTCTTGGATTCGTGATGGCGAGGTGTTCGCCCAGCTGCTCGTCGGCCCGGTGCAGTTCCTCAACCACGGCTCGCGCGTGCCGTTCAGCATCGAGATGCTCGAGGCTGACATGGTGCCGATCGACTACGACGACGGCGACACGATCCGGCAGGGCGTGGAGCGCAACGCCTGGGGGCGCCCCGTGGCGTACTGGGTGTACAAAACCCCGCCCGCTGAATCGCCCGGCGTGCCCACGGCGCCGTATCTCAAAAGGATCGAGGCGTCGCGCATGGTGCATCTCGCGCTCGTCGATCGCATCGGCCAGATTCGCGGCGTGAGCGAGTTTGCGAGCGTCATCACGCGGCTCGAAGACATCAAGGATTACGAGGAAAGCGAGCGCGTGGCGGCAAAAGTTGCGGCCATGCTCACGGCGTACGTCAAAAAAGGCACGCCTGACATCTATGACCCGTCGCTCGTCACGACCGACGAGGATGGGTTTTCCGGGCGCGATCTGCGCCTCGCGCCGGGGATGATCGTCGACAGCCTCATGCCCGGCGAGGAAATCGGACTCATCGACTCGAAACGCCCCAATCCCAACGTGATCACGTTTCGGCAGGGGCAGCTGCGCGCCGTGGCGGCCGGTCTGGGAGCGTCGTATTCGTCCAT